GAAAAGCTCAAAGAAAGCTTTGACTCAAAGCTTGCGGTCAGCTATAATGAACTAAGCGGCAAGGTGGGCGAAGACATTCCCATTGTAAAAAAGCCCAAAACTTTAAAAGAATTCCTGAATTATGGCAAGACCTCCGAAACAGCAGCAAGCTGAAGAAAAAGTATCAACAGTTGGAGCTTCAAGCAGACTCCAAGCGATTTTAAATAATAAAGATCATAAAGATGATCATTTTAATTTTGAAGAAGCAGTTACTTGGAAGATCTCGACTGGCAGTCTTCTCTTGGATGCAGCAGTTGGTGGAGGCATCACTCCTTCTCTTATTCGTCTTTGCGGACCAAACAATGAAGGCAAAACTCCTCAAGCGTTGGAGATTTGCAGAAACTTCCTTTCTGAGATTCCAAAAAGCAGAGTAGTCTGGGTCTTGGCAGAGGGCCGTCTTTCTAAAGAAAATAGAGAACGCTGCGGAATGAAGTTCGTCACTGATGCTTCAGAATGGACTGACGGGTCAGTTTTCATTCTTGAATCAAATGTATACGATTTAGTAATTGATGTTATTAAAGATCTTGTCCTTAATAATGGAGAAGATCACCGTTATTGTTTTGTCATCGATTCAATGGACGGCCTTATCTTAAAGAGAGATAAGGATACAAGTCCAGCAGATGCAAGTAAAGTCGCTGGAACTCAAGTAATCAGCAAAAAGCTTTTGCAGTCATTAAGCATTGGAATGTTCAAGCATGGTCACCTAATGATTGCTATTAGCCAGATTACTTCTGAAATTAAGATTGATCCTTATGCTAAGAATGCTCCCAGAGGAGGAATGTTTAGCGGCGGAAATGCGCTCTTGCACTGGGCAGATTTTATTCTAGAGTATAGCCCAACAGCAATGGGAGACTATATCCTTGACAATCCATCTGGTAAAATGAATGATGGCAAGACTAAATCGATTGGAAAATATTCCAAAGTAATGATTCAAAAGTCTACCAGCGAAGCAACTCGCAAGAACATTATTCAGTATCCAATTAAATTCGGCAAAAAGCCCTCTGGTATTTGGGTCGAATATGAGATTCTTGATTGCTTACTGATGTGGGATCTTGTTGTTGCAAAGGGCGCATGGATCACCGTTGATGATTCTTTAATTGAAGAATTGAAGACTGTTGGAATTGATGTGCCAAAGCAACATCAAGGAAGAGAGAATTTCAGAAAATGGCTTGAAGAAAATGCTGACGCAACTAAGCATTTGTTCAATAAGCTTAAAGCTGTTCAATCAAAATGAAGCTTTATTCTGTAACCGGCAGAATAATTAACAAAAATGTTTCTCAATTTTTAATAGATTGGGAAAAAGAGTCTCGTTCTAAAATTCAATTTCAAGTAAAGCAATTCTTGAAACCATTTTGGAAGACTCACGTTTGTTATGAAGAGTTTCCGGTTTTCGGAAGCAGAATGAAGGTTGATTTCATTAACATCTCTCGCAAAATAGCAATAGAAGTAAATGGCGACCAGCATTCTTCTTTTAATAAATTCTTTCATAACAACTCAAGATTAAATTATCTTAATTCTATTAAGAGAGACTATAAAAAGTCTGTGTGGTTAGAAAAGAATGGATTTCAATTAATAGAATTAGAGACATCTGATTTAAATAAATTGAGTTATGACTATATAAATCATACATTCAATATATCGTTAGTGTAATATAATCTGTGGCAAAAAATAAAGAATTTCATTTCCCAGATAGCATTCTATCACAGATAGATGAATGCTCGCAGGGAGGATTCTTGCTGTTTACCTTTGACAAAAAGGGTATGCCTGAAGTAAGGTCTAAATTCGATAATGCACAAAACGCAATGGCGATGCATTATTATATTAATAATTGGCTTAGTGCTGTTGAGCAGATTAATTTAGAGAACACTATTCACAACATTATTGCCTCTGATCAAGAAGATGAAGACGGTGAAGATGAAGACGGTCCTGCTAGTAAGTAACTCTTTTTTTAGTTAAATGAAGCTTTCCTCTATTAAAGTAGAGCAGCACTTGCTTGGTGCGCTCATTAAAAACCCAGAAGCATTCTACGATTTAGATCATTTTATATCAGAAATTGATTTTACAAATGATGTAAATGGAACAGTTTATTCTGTAATTCGACACCTTTGTAATTCCAAAGAGAAAATTGACAAAGTAATATTAGCTCAAAAGATTCAGAATCTTGGAATCTCATTTCAAGAAGATCTTGATATATATGATTATATTGACTGTATTTCTTTGCCAGTATCAAATAAAGAATCTGCTCTTAAATACGCTCAAGAGTTAAAGCAGTTTTCTATTCGCCGTGATATAAAAGGGATGGCGCAAAGAATCATAGAAACTGTTTCTACCAATCCTGATAAAAATGTTAATCAATTAATAGCTGAAGTAGATTCAATATATGGCGAAAAGATTAATTCTTTTGATGCTACTGAAGAGATTAGGAATATCTTTGAGGACATAGAGGCGTTCATAGAAGAAAAAGGCAATAATCCTCAAGATGAAGCAGGTATAGAATTACATTATCCAGAGTTTGCAAGACTCTATGGTGGTTTAAGAAATGGAAACGTCTACGCTATCGTAAGCCGCCCCGGTCAAGGCAAAAGCTCTTTCTTAGTTGAGATGTCTCTCGGAGCTTATTTAAAGAACAAAAAAGTTAGCGTTCTTTATCTTGATACTGAAATGTTTTCAGAAGATGTCAAGCTTCGTATTGCAGCAGCAAAGACCGGAGTTCCTTTCTGGTATATTGACACAGGAAACTGGCGCAAGAATCCTGAAATGGTAACTAAAGTCAGAGGCTTCTTAAAAGAATTTAGTAAATATAATTATACTCATCATTGTGTTGGTAATAAAGGTATTGATGAGATTGTTTCTTTTATTCGTAGATGGTATTATAGCAAAGTTGGAAGAGGAAACCCTGCTCTTATTTGCTATGATTATGTTAAGCTCACCGGAGAAAAGGTAGGCCAAAACTGGGCAGAACATCAAGTAATTGGCGAAAAGATAGATAAACTTAAAAAGATTTCAGAAGAAATTAATGCCACTCTATTCACTGCAATGCAAATGAATAGATCTGGCGAAAATTTTAATAGAAATGCTGGAGATGTAACCGATGATAGCTCCGCAATCGCCTTGTCTGATCGGCTTCAATGGTTCGCCAGCTATGTTGCGATTTTCCGAAGAAAAACTCTTGACGAAATAGAGCGCGATACGCCAGACTTTGGGACTCATAAGTTGATAACTTTGAAGAGTCGATTCCAAGGCAAAGATGCCGCTGGACATCAAGATCTTCTTAGAAGAAGGAATGAACATGGTGATGAAAAATATGTTCAGAACTTTATCAACTTTCAGATCAACAATTTCAGTGTAGAAGAGAGAGGTTCCTTGGGCGATATCATTGAGAGAGAGCGTCAAACATTCTCGTTGAATGATGCTAATCCCAATGACGGCACTTTGTTATGAGCGATATAAAAGAAATACTTCAAAACATCGGTTATCAAAATCTTAAAGACTTCGGCGGTTGGTACAGAACTAGACCAATCTACAGGAGTTCAGATAATGATACAGTTCTAGCAATCAATAAAAATACTGGTTATTGGTATGATTATAAACTTTGCCGAGGGGGTAAGTTAAGCGAATTAGTTCAAATCACACTTAATCTAAACGATCTAGATTATGCGGATAAGATGCTCGCCGAGAAGTTTAACTTCACGGGAATTGTCGTAAATCAAGAAAAAAATACCATCAATCAAGTAAAGATTTACGATGAATCAATGCTCGTCAGCCTTGAAAAGAATCATGGATACTGGCTTAATAGAGGAGTCAAAGAAGAGATCGTAGCAGAGTTTAAAGGTGGAATAGCTAAAAAAGGAAACATGATTAATCGTTATGTGTTTCCTATTTATAATCCATCTGGAAAAATTGTAGGATTTAGTGGCAGGTCACTGGTTGATTCAAAAAGACCTGATTTCATTAAATGGAAACACCTTGGAACCAAGAAGGAATGGGTCTATCCAGCCTTCTTTAGTAAAAATGCTATATCTGAAAGCGGCAGAGTTTTCTTGATTGAAAGCATTGGAGATATGCTGGCTTTGTGGCAAGCTGGCTACAAGAATGTAATTATTACTTTTGGATTGGCAATCTCTCCCAAGATCACAAAATTTCTATTAGAGAACTCTGTCCAAGAAGTGGTTATTGCTTTTAATAATGATTCTTTTAATAATTCTGCTGGTAATGAAGCGGCGAAAAAAGCAAAGTCTAAGCTCTTGATGTTCTTCGACGAAAATCAAGTTAAGATAAAGTTGCCTTCCAAAAAAGATTTTGGATTAATGAGCAAAAATGAGATAGACTTATATATGAAGGAATTCAATGGATAAAAAAGAAGTCTACCTATCTGCCTCGCGCATTAAAGCTCTTGAGACTTGTTCATGGTCTTACTATTGCAAGTACCATTTAAATATTCCTGAGAAGTCTAATTCAGGAGCAAAGCGCGGCACAATTTG